AATAACTAATCATATTGGTGGACTTTATGGTGGTATGAGTATAGACCGTATGGGGATAGATAAAATGCAAGACTTAAGGCTAGAAGTAGAATATGAGCCAATGTATAATGGTTATATAATTAAAGTTAATTATTAAGAAACTAGAGAAACGAACAATGCTATAGATAGTATTAAAGAGAATGGCACACTATGGCAAAGAATTAGATTATGGTGTGTATTAAATTTAGGAATTTAATTAAAGGAGGAATAGAGTATGATAATAGTAAGTCAAAATAGACAAGAAATAGTAAATTTTAACAATGTAATGAACATACACATTACTGATTGTGAAGAAGATGGCTTTTTAATATCAGCAGGTCTTGTCGTTGGAGTAGATGATAATTATAGAGATTTGGGCTATTATAAATCAAAAGAAAGAGCAAAGGAAGTATTACAGGAGATAGTTAAAAAATATGAAAAAACAATGTGTAGTTTAGGTAAACAGATAATATCATTTGAAGATGTTTATGTTTATGAAATGCCATAGGAATAGGAGGGACAAGTATGAAAATTACGGTAAATAAAGATATAACTGGTGCAGTGCAGGACATACTGATAGCGATACTATTGATAGCATGCATAGCATTTGCATATGGTAACAGCAACATAATGAAAGAAAATGAGGAAATAAAGGCACGATACGATATAGTGCAGGAAGAGAAAACGGAACTATTGAAGAAGATTAAAGAGGTAGAGGAGCAGGATAGTATTACAAATAATTTTGAAACTAGAGGTGGTTCTAATGAAAAAAGTAGGTGACATAGTAAAAATATTAGAAAATAGCACAGGTGGTAGAAGAAGATATGTATTTGCTAAAGTAATACAAGTTATACCTAAAAAGAAGAATAATATGTATTTATGCCAAAATGTTGTATCAGGATGTAGAATAACGGTAACAGATTTCGATTTAAAAGACAGACCTTTTAGAGGAAAAAAGTTTTGTAAAGAGGTGATATAATTGAAAGAATTTTATTATAAACAAGTAGAGAACATGTTTTATAATTATAAAAAAATAGATAACAGAATTGAAGAAATATTAAATAGTACATCTGATCAGAGTGATATAAATAGTTATATAAAGACTAACTATAAAACTTCAAGAGAGGAATTAGAAGTTATTAAAAAATTAGATAATGAGGAAATAAAGAGACTACTAAAAGAAAAATATGTTGTAAATAGAACATTAGAAAAGTATGAAAATGATTATAGAGCAGATATAATTAAAAGACGATATTTTAAAAGAGAAAAAAATTATATTATAGCAGATAGCTTAAGTCTTTGGAAAATGCAATATAATTATATAGTAAAAGAAATAATAGGATATGCTACTTTAATTGCTATAAAATTAAATTTGATAAATTTCTAAAAAAAGTATAATACTTTTTTGCCAAAAATCATGATAAAATATATATAATAGGAAATTAACAGAAAAATCCAGGTTCGAGTCCTGGATCAGGCTTCTGGCCTGTGTAGTTTAATTGGTAGAACGTTCAATTTCCTTAATTTTATAGAATGTTGAATAAGAAAAAACTTATTTTTTCATATATCAAATCTCTTTTAGATTGATGGGCTTAACCCATCACCAGATGCAGAGTGTGCAGTGTGTAGAATGCATTATTCTCCTTTAGTAGTCAGTGAGTTGGCTACTATTTTTATGTATATAATAAGGTGGTGATTAGATGCAAGACGAGAGAAACAAAGGAGGAAGACCTTTGAAATATGGAACCGTAGAAGAATTAGAAAGAGCAATAGATGAATACTTTTGTGAATGCGATATGCTAAAAGAGCCATATACAATAACTGGGCTTGCTCTAGCACTAGATGTTGATAGAAGAACACTGACTAATTATAGTAATAAGGAAGAGTTTTTTCCCACAATAAAAAAGGCAAAGCTTAAAGTTGAAAATTATCTTGAAAAAAGACTTATAAAAGATACAAGTACAACAGGTATAATATTTAATTTAAAAAATAATTTTGAATGGAAAGACAAGCAAGAAATAGACCATAATATTACCACTAAATTGGAAGATGTGTTGTAAATGAAATATACAGCTAAATATCTTGTAAAAAAGAGGCTTGAAAAGTGGAATAGTAATAGTGAAGATATAAGACTTGAAGAAGATAAAAAATTTAGAGATGCAGTTGGTAACGAACTGTTAAATAATAAAGAACTAAGACAAGAAGTACAAAGAAATCCAGAGAAGTTAATAGAGCTTCTCTTTTTTGTTGTAGATAAAGAGCAAAAAACAATACCTTTCATACTAAATGATGTACAAAAAGATTTTATTGGAAAGCTAAATAAAGCAATAGAAGACTTTGAAAAAGGTAAGATAACAGATATATCATTATTAGTATTAAAAGGACGTCAACAGGGCTTTACAACTCTTATAACAGCATACCAATTAGCAAGTACAATATTAAATAAGAACTTCCAAGGTTTTACTGTTGCGGATGAAAGTTCAAATACTGAAGCAATATTTCAAAACAAAGCAAAATATCCTTATGAACAATTACCAGATGTTGTAAAACCTACAGAGAAATTTAACAATAAAAGGCAATTACTATTTGAAAAGTTAAATAGTTCTTGGCAAGTAGATACAGCAACAGCAAACATGGGAAGATCACGTACAGTTAATTTCTTTCATGGTAGTGAATGTGCATTTTGGAGAGATGGTATAGCACTTATTCAAGCAGGTATAGGAGAGGCATTCACAAAGAACTGTGTAAAGATTTATGAGTCAACAGCAAATGGATTTAATGAATTTAAGACAATGTGGGATAGTAAGGCTCATATAAACTGTTTTTATGAATGGTGGAGAACTCCAGAATATAGATTGAATATCCCTATAACAGAGAAAAAAGAGTTTTTAAGTAATTTAAAAGAGTCTAAAGAATGGATATTTGATAGATTAAGATGGCTTAAGAACACTAAGAAATTAGATTTAAAACAACTATATTGGTACTATAAAAAATATAGTGGATATATTGATAAAGAATTAATAAAACAGGAATATCCCTGTACACCTGAGGAAGCTTTTTTAAGTTCTGGAAAATGTGTATTTGATAAAGAGGCAATAATAAGAAGAATAGCAGAACTAAAAGAACCTTTAAAGCAAGGATATTTTTCATATAAATATGATGGCTTAAAGATAACAGATATTAAATGGCAAGATGATATAAATGGTGCTATAAAAATATATAAGTTACCAAAAAAAGATTATCCTTATGTACTTTCTGGTGATACAGCAGGAGAGGGATCTGATTTTTTCACAGGACAAGTTATTGACAATACTAATGGCGAACAAGTAGCAGTCTATAAAGAAAAGACAGATGAAGTAGAATATACTAGGCAGATGTATTGCTTAGGTATGTATTATAATGAAGCTTTGATGGGTATTGAAACTAATTTTAGTACTTATCCACAATTAGAGCTTGAAAGACTAGAATATAAGAACTTTTATGTAAGAAAAGTAGAAGATACTATCAAGGATAAACTAAAAAAATCTTTTGGATTTAAAACAACATCTTTAACAAGACCTATTATACTTGGGGAACTTAAAAGAATACTAAAAGAACATTTAGATATGATAAATGATGAAGATACCCTAGAAGAACTTTTAGTATTTATTAAGAATGATAAGGGCAGAGAAGAGGCGCAGGTAGGTTACCATGATGATTTAGTTATGGCTCTTGCTATTGTTTATTATATTAGAGAGCAGCAAGAAACGTCAGTTATGACTAAAAAGGTAAGTATTAAAGATGAATATCCAGAGTTTAATATTAGAAGAAAAAAGGAGAATGTTATTATATGATATATTTATTAATAAGTAATGTAGTTTATGCTATATTGCTTTTTTTAGCATTTGTAAAAGGAATAGAAATAGGAGCAAGAGTAGTAAAAGATGAAAAACCAATAAAGTCTGTAAAAGAGTATTTGGAAGATAAAAAGGAAGAAAAAGAGTCAAAAGAAAAACAAGAAGATATAGACAGGGAACGAAGAAAATTAAACACAGTGATGGAAAATATAGAAAAGTACGATGGCACAAGATCAGGTCAAAAAGATGTAATATAGGGAGAAGGTGAAAACATGAAAGATGATAAAGATATATTAAGCAAAACACAAATTTGGCAAGATTATGAAAAAGGTGTGGAATATTTAAGAGCTAGAGAAATGTATGAAAAAGTTGAAAGGCATTGGAACTTTTTTCATGGCAAACAATGGGAGAATGCTAAACTCGGTGATATAAAGCCAGTTGTAATAAATGTTATTAAACCTATTGTTAAATATAAGACAGGTGTATTAAATCAGAGTTCTTATAGAGTAGTATTTTCATCTGATTATCTTGCATCAAATCCAGAAGATGCAAATGCTATTTGTGAACTTTTAAGTAAGCATATTGATAGAATATTTGAGAATGAGAATTTAGATGCAATTTTAAGGCAAGTATTAAAGGATAGTTGTGTAACATCAGAAGGTATTTTATATAACTATTTTAACAATGGTATTAAAGAAATAAAGACAGAACTAGTAGATAAAAATAATTTAGTTCTTGGAAATGAAACAGAAGAAAATTTACAAAGCCAGCCTTATATCATAATAAGCTTTAGAAGACCAATAGAAGAAGTAAAAGAAGAGGCAATAACTAATGGTGTAAAAAAAGAAGACATAGATAATATTGTAGCTGATAACGAGATAGAAGAACAAGCAGGTTACAAAAGTATGGAAGATGAAACATCACCGATGTGTTTAGTACTTCTTAAAATGTATAAGAAAGTAAATGAGGCTGGTATTAAGACAGTACACTTTAAAAAATGTACAAAGTATGTAGATATTACAGAAGAAAAGGATACAGGTTTAGAACTATATCCTGTATGTCATTATGTATGGGAAAGTGAAAAAGGAAGTGCTAGAGGACTTGGAGAGGTAGAGGCAAACGTTCCAAATCAAATTGAGATTAATAGAACTGAAATGCGTAGAATAATATCAGTGAAAGCTGTAGCATATCCAAAACTTATATATAACAAAGAACTTATTCCTGATACAAGTAATATAACAGGAGCAGGAGCAGAAATAGAAGTTAGTGGCAAAGGAATAGACGATGTAAGAAACGCGATAGGATATTTAAATCCTACTAGTATGAGTGCAGATTCTAAATATCTACTTGATGAGTTAGTTAATTATACACAGGAACTAGCAGGAGCAGGAGATAATGCATCTGGTAATGTAGATCCTACTAAAACTAGTGCAAAAGCTATTATAGCAGTTCAAGAGGCACAACAACAGCCTTTAAATGAGCAGAAAACTAAATATAAGGAGTTCTTAGAAGATTTAGCGAGAATATACCTTAATATGTTACAAGTGTATATGATAGATGGATTAAGTATACCAGTAGAAGAAGATGTTCAAATTCAAGATGAACTAGGAACAGTAAAAACAGAAAAGCAAACTGTATATAAACAAGTAACATCAGAACTTTTACAAGCTTTAAAGACTAATGTAAGAGTAGATATAACAAGTAAAGCACCTTACGATAAATATGCAGTAGAGCAGTCATTGGAAAACTTATTTAGTGCAGATAAAATTACTTTTGAAGAATATGTTGATGCACTACCATATGATAGTAGCATGCCAAAGACAACCTTAGAAGAAATTATAACTAAAAGAGAAGAGGCTAAAAAAGATATAGCTCTAATGCAGCAGAATACACAAAATACTATGAGTCAAATTCAAGGAATGCTTAATCAGGAAGCTAATGTTCAAGATATATCGAATATGGCAATGCAGGGGAATGACAACATAAGAAAGTTTCAAGATTATTTGAAAAAAGTAGGAGGCTAGATAAAATGATTTGCAAAGAATGTAAAGTTGAAATGTGGTTTGATAAAAATGTAGATAACGGCTATAAATTCATATGTAAAAAGTGTGGTAAAGAAGCAATACAAACAGAAAAGGAACTACAAAAAGAATTTGAAGAAAAAAATAAAAAAGATTAATTAGCAACTATCAAGTAAAATTGACAGTTGCTTTTATATGCTCCAAAACATGTGTAAGAGGATAAACTGCTATCAAGGGCAGTCCGACAGGACTTAAAACAAGGAGGAATAGAAGATGGAAGAAGATAACAAAGATGTTATAGTCGACGATACATCCGTTGACACAGAAAATCCTACAGGAGAAGTAGAAGAAAATGAAGAAATTGTAGGCGCTTTTGAAGATACTTCTGAAACTGGTGCTAGTGATGTTGAAGAAGAAAAGAAAAGTGAAAAAGAAGAAATTTATACTCGTGAGGAATTGCAAAAGGAAATTGACAGGAATGTTAAAGGGCGTTTAGCAAGAGTTGAACGTGATAATGCAAAAAAAATCAGAGAGTATGAAGATCTTGTTCGTACATTAAGATTAGGTATGGGCAAGAATGATGGAAACGTCAAAGATTTAAATAAGGATTTAAAAAGTTTCTATAAGGAACAAGGAATAGATATTCCAGAACAGCCAGAATATTACTCAGAAAAAGAAGAAATTATATTAGGCAATCATTATGCAGATGAACTAATTGAAGCAGATGATGATGATGAAATAAATAGAATAGCAACAGAAATTTATCAAATATCACCTGATAAAAGAAGTGCTAAACAAAGGGCAATCTTTAATAGACTAGGTGAATATATGAATCATAAAAATGCTATTGCACAACTAAAAAAAGAAGGTATTGATACTTCTATAGTAGATGATGATAATTTTAAAAAATTTGCTTCACAATTTAGTGCTAATACACCAATAAAAGATATTTATAATATCTATAATAAGGTAAATGTTAAACCAGAACCCAAGGTTGAAAAGAAACCACCTGCATCAATGGGAAGTATTAAAACTATAGGTAGCGAAAATGAAATAAAAGAGTATTATACACCAGAAGAGGTTAGAAAATTCACATCAAAAGATTTGGATAACCCAGCACTCATGAAAGCAGTAGAGAAAAGTATGGCTAGATGGAGAAAATAGTTCCTTGTGTGACAAAGAGGAGGTATTTATATGTCATTTGAAAATTTCCAAAGAACAGTTTGGAGTAAAAAAATAAATAAAAAATTACCAACAATCACTGGATTAAAAAATCATAGTGATCTTAGCTATGAAGGCGAAGTTGAAAATGCTAAAGAGTTAAAAATACTAGGCATTGAGGATATTGCTATAAAAAAATATGTAAAAGGAACAAAACTAGAAAGGGATCATGTATCAGATAAATCTCAAATGTTAAAATTAGATCAAGAACATTACTTTAATTTTGATGTATATGATGTTGATCAAGCACAATCAAATCCTGGAGCAATGGAAGCATATACTGAAAATGCATCACAAGGCTTATCTGAAAAAGCAGATCAATATATAGGAGAATTAGTAGCAGACGCTACACTAGAAACTCCTACGATAGCAGATAATCCACATATTGATTCTGTAGCAATTGCATCATTAAAGAAAGATACTATAGTTGGAACTGTAGAAGAGGCTTTTGTAAAACTTTACGAAAATAATGTAAAGACAACTCAAGATTTACATCTTGAAGTAAGACCAGCTGTATTTAGTATGTTTAGACAAGCTTTAACAGAACTTTATACAAACAATGTTGAAATGGCTAAACAAGGTATAGTAGGAAAGTATTCTCATGCTTTAGTATCAATCGAAAATAATTTAGGACAAGTAGATGGCAAATTTGTTAATATATTAAGAACTAAGAAAGCAGTAGCTTATGCAGGTTGCTTAAGAAGCATAGAGCCATTTAGACCAGAAGATGACTTCTGTGATGCTTTAAAAGGATTATTTGTATTTGGTGCAAGAATTGTAAATCCAAAACAAATTGTTGGTATTATAGGTTAGTTATTGGGAGTCATAAAAGGCTCCCACTTTTTTTATATATGGACAAAAATAGGTAGGACCTATTATGTCAAAGGAGGAATTTAAAATGTTAAAAAAACAAGAAAAAGTGGAAAGATATATAATAGCTCCACAATCAAGATTATATTTAGGTGTAAAAGTTACAAAGGAAACAGATATTGAAGATGAGGAAAAAACAGAATATGGAACTGTTCATCAAACTATAAAAGACTTAACTTTAACAACAAAAATAGATAGAGAAAGTAATGCGTATGGAATAGATACAAAAGAAAACTCTGAACTAGTTCAAAAAATTCAAGAAGGCACTATTCTTATATGGCTAGAAGGGCAGGGATATGTTATTCCAGAAATGAGAGTATGTACAGTAGAAGAGGCACTAAATGACCTAAAAGTACTAGAAGAACTAACTATAGGAGAGTGATTTTATGACACTAATAGAAAATATTAAAATAGCCTTAGCTTTAGCGGATGAATATTCGAAAGAAGCAGGATATGAGCAAATGTATACAGAAGATGAGGACTTTCAAAATAAACTTAAAATACTATATGCACAGCCTTACCAGGAATTAGCTCAAATAAAGAAGATAAAGAAAGTAAAAAACATTGGCAGAACTTATAATGAAGGAGCAACAAAACATTACACACCTTATTCACTACCTTTTGATTTGTATAAGATAAAAGATATAGTTGCATTAGATATTGATACTAATAAAAGAGTTGAAGGAGACTATTTTTTAAGAATTAATGAAAAGAAAATATATATAAATGATACCTCAAAAGCTAACTATAAAGTTGACTATTATTCTTATCCAGCAGTTATAACAGAGGAAACAAAGGATGATTTTTATCTTGAAATAGATCAAGACGCTCAAATGATACTTGCTTATAAAGTAGTAGATAATATCCTAAAAACAGATCCATCGGCAGATTACACTGCTTTTAAAAATGCGTATGATGAGGCTTTGAATAGATTAGATTTAAGTGAAACAGATATGCTTATAAATACCAAGAATAATTATGATTTCTAGGAGGTGATAGTATGGCTAATATGATGACAAGGTTATACTCAAATCTTGCAGGAGTAGACTTTACAAACGATCCTGCAAAAGTATCCCTTAGTAGAAGTCCAAATTGCATTAATATGTACAAAGATTATGAGAATACAGAAGGAAATTGTGTACAAACAAGACCAGGACTTACACCAATGCTTACAAATGATGAAAGAAAACATTTAATAGTATCGAAAAAAGACTATAGATGTAAAGTTAATGGAATATTTGTATTTAAAAAGGAACACAGAAAAAAGATACTATTTCATATCAATAATATTTTATATGCTAGTGATTATCCATCTCAAACATATTCATTAGACAATATATTATCAGAGAATATGAATGACGAAAATAGCTCTTTTGTAGTATTTGAAAATAAACTATATATTAATGATGGGGAAAATTACTTAGTATATGATGGGGAAAGCCTAAAAAATGTGTCTGAGAATGCTTTTATACCAACTACTACAATATCAAGAAAAGCAAGTGGTGGTGGTGTTTTATATCAAGATGTTAATGTACTTACTGGAAGAAGAAAGAACAGTTTCGTGGCAGATGGGAAAAGTACAGAATATTTTTTAGATACTAAACTTATAGAAGATGAAGAAGTTAAAGTATATGTAAATGATATTCAAATTGATTCAACTGAATTTACAGTAAATAGAGTTAACGGATGCATTATATTTAATACAGCACCAGAAAGTCCGCTTACAGAAGGTCAAGGTAATGTCGTCATAGAATTTACAAAATGGGGAGCAGATTACAAAGAAAGAATATCTAATTGCAGAAGAAGTCTCGCTTTTGATAATCGTATATTCTTTACAGGTAATTCTCAATATCAAAATGCTATATTTCATTGTGAGTTAAACAATCCTTCATATATAAGTGATTTAGCATATTATCAAGATGGAACAAGTGACAGTGCTATAAATGATTTTACAATAGGTAATAATCTATTGTGGGTATTTAAAGAGAGTTCACAGCAAAATGATACTATATTTTATCATACTCCAGTAATAGATTCAGAAGCGGGAAAAATATATCCTAGTAAACAAGGGAATATCAGTACTGGTTGCGTATCAAGATGTATAAACTTTAACGATGATATAGTATTTTTAAGTTCTCTAGGACTTGAAGGAATAACAGGCAATATAGATAGCGAACAATTAATTAATCATAGAAGTACTCTAATTGATGGAAAATTTGTAAATGAAAATAACTATTCTGATGCGATTATGACAGAATGGAAAGGGTATCTTTTAATACTAGTAAATAGTTCTATATATTTAGCCGATTCAAGACAGGTATTTCAAGGATCTAAAGGTGGATATGAATATGAATGGTATTATTGGAGCTTTTCAGATAATTTCAAAGAGAATTTTGGATATCCTTGTATGCTCCAAAGTGTTGATGGAGAACTTTTAATCGGAACAAGCAAAGGGCTTATATATAAACTTGATAAATTTTCGCAAATAGATGAAGAAGAAATACATATAGAAGATTTAGATGTAGAATGCAGTAATATCTATTCATGTTGGCAAACACCATATGATATTTTTGGAGATACTAATAATTTAAAGACTACAAATAAAAGAGGTGGAGTAGCAAAAATAAAAACTATTCCAAATGGTAAAGTAAAAGTATCAGTTCAGACAAATAGAAAGCCAGAAAAGTTCATAAAAGAATATTCAGCTACTGGATTTGATTTTAATAATATAGATTTTGACAATTTTGCTTTCACGTTAAAGGATATGAGCTATATAGTTTATAAGATTAAAATGAAGAAATTTATAGATTTAACTTTAAAGTTTTATTCAGAAGATAGACCTTTTGGAATTTATGATGCAACAATAGAGGTATTTCAAGGAAGTTACGTTAAGAGAACATAAAAGGGGAGGAATAGTAATGTCATTAACAAAGTTAACGGAAAATGTAAGTAATGTAAGCAATTTAGCAGATAAGCCGAGTATTTCAGCAGACGAGCTAAAAAGAATTTTTGATAAGGGTAATGAAACAATTAAAAAGTATATAAATGAAGTATTGATTCCAGAAGTTGAAAAAGGAACAACAGAAATAGTAAATAATTTAAATACAGGTGGGACTACAAAAGCATTAAGTGCAGAAATGGGCAAAAAGTTAAATGAAGAAAAGCAAGAGGTAATAGGATATGGTACAACAGTTCCATCATTAAAGGAAGGACAGATATTTATACAAATATTTGATTAGGTGATTAAATGGCAAGTGGAAGTATTAGTTTAAGTACTCAAAGTACAGATAGGGTAACAGGTGCTATTAATTGGAAATCTGAAGCAAAATCAGATGGAAATTATTCTCTTGTAAATATAGAAATATGGGTATATATGAACGGATATGGTATACAAGGTACTGGAAGTGGAACATGGGACGAAAATGGAAGCTTAGCTAATCAGTTTAGTCCAACTTGTAATGTTGGATATCGGTGGTAGTGGAAATGAAAAAGTATTTGAAAAAAGTGGAATAAGAGTTGACCATGATGAAAATGGTAATGGAAAGATTACATTAGGTACATGGATGGACTTTTCTTTTGTAGGAATATATGGACTTACAGGTAGTGGAATTGCGCATATGGATCATATTGATAGGAAGCCAATAGTTTCTTTAGCTAAAGAGACAGCAACTGCTACAACTTTAACTGTTAAAGCAAGTGTGACAAATAGTGTGAGTGCAACAAAATATAAATTTATATGTAACAGAGAAACAAAAGAAGTTACTACAAATAAGGTAACTTTTGAAAACTTAAAACCTAGTACACGATATACTGTAAAATGTTCTGGATATGCTAATGGTGGATATGGTGATGAGACTTCTATAACTATAACAACAGATTCTCAATCTACTATTTCTGAAATAGGAGAATTTACATTAAATGGAGTTAAATTAAAGATAGAGGGAAAATCCGGTGATAAAAGTACAATAAAAGTAGTTGTAAGCGATCAAATAATAGTAATTAGAGAAAATATTGGAATAGGCGAATACAATTTAATTTTGACTGATGAAGAAAAAGAAAAAATATATAAATTAATAGGAATAAACGACTCAATTAATGTCACATTAAGAATCGAAACTGTTGGAGCAGGAATAGATTATAATACAGACATCACTTTAACAGGTGATGTTTTTTCATGCACATTAACTATAGATGGAATAAATAAGAAATGTAAAGTATGGGTAGGAACAGCCAGTGGAAATAAA